AGTCGCCCGGGGCCAGGGAATCCGAAGGGCTTATTTCGTCAACGCCACCAGAAAGGCTGATGGGGACGGATTTTAGGCCCTCGATACTCTCAATCATAAAAATCTCCTAAATTATCACGGCCAATCTTCATCGACGAAAACGCGCTCGCGCACGTCTCTCGTCGCTCTCTCCACGACGGACTCTCGGACAAAGCGAGGGGCTTGCTGAAATTTGCCCTTCTGCATGGTCTTGATCTTCTCGAGCCGGTTCGAATAGAGGGCGAGGAACCTTCCGGCCGTGTTCTTCGCTCCGAACATCTCCGCCACGAGCGAGGCCGCCCAAAAAACGATGAGGCGGTGCGTCACGCGGGGAAGATAGGCCGGCCCTGTCGGGTCGGGCATGGCGACCGCTTCCGGCCGAATCCCCCAGACACGGATGTAGTCCGTGATCGCCGCCGACGGGGTCGGGTAGACGTAGAGCGTGTTGCCGATGAGAAAGACCCCGTAGGGCCGGGGGCTCGTCTCGTCGTGCGTCTCCATGTATTGCTGCGAGAGCGGGTCGATGACGTCCATCTCCGTTTCGTTCTCTCCGGCGACGGTCTTGGCGATCTTGAGGATCTGCCAGAACTCCTTCGTGAGAACGTATGTCTTCACGTTAGCCAGCATACTCACGTCCTCGTAAGTCAGGAGTTCGTTCGGATAGGTGTCTACGAGGTCCAGGACGACTTGTTCGACTGCGTCGTCCAAAAATCCAGCGAGATTCCCGGCGTTGTCCAAGAGAGCGCCGGCGTCTCCGCTTTGTTCGTTCACTATGTCGCGCACCGCTTGTAAAATCTGTGCTTTCGTCACGGTTGCCCTCCAAAATGTTCTTGAGCATAAAGCCGCGCCATGCGGTCTTCTATAAACTTGTGGTATGACTGAGTGCAGATCATAAGATTCTGGTTTCTATTGTCAGTCTTTTCGCAATTTATATGATGAACAACTTCACCCTTTTTTAGTCTCCTTCCGAGAGCGCGTTCCGCGATCAATATGTGTTCCCTCTGGTATTTTGGATGAGCGGGAGGTCCTGATTCATCCTTAACCATTATGTATTTATATCCGCCTTTATAGTATGTCCCACCTTTCCACTTGCCATTATTCTCTCTGCTTCGTTCTGGGAATTTCTTTCCCAACGTTCGCCGACGATTCGCTGCGGCAATATTATCATGATGAGACTTCGTGAACATGCGACCTTTAAGCGCTTTGCTGTTTTTGGCCTTATGTTCTTCCGATTGTTTCCTGCCCTTAGGCCAAGGCATTTGTGTCTCCTTAAGCGGTAATCTTTGGTGTCACCTTATGGATATAAACAAAACATGTTCCGCCATCAATCGTCCCCACGACTAGGCCGTTGACCTCTTGCCCCTCCGAGCCGTAGTCAATTGTCACCCAATCGACGTCTGCGGCCCCAGCTTTCAGGATGCAGAAATCCTTGGCGGTCGATCCGTCCGCGGCATACTCTTGCAGGACGAGATCATCCGCGGCCACGGCTGGGGCATAGACGACCCGCCGAATTACGACCTTGTCCCCGGCGGCCTTGATAACGCCAACATCGGTGAGTTTCCAGAGATGCGGAGCCGTGATGTCATTTGCCATGCTAACCTCCTATAATTTCATTTTCATGTTCGCAGCCTTCCCGCCGCCGGCCACGTTTGACCAATGTTGTTCCGCCCCCCAGGTCAACCCGCCGTTCGGCGTCAGGTATGGGCATGGGATACCTCTATTCCGTTTTTTTTTCCTTCGCGGGTTCATCCGGCCTGATGACGACGAGGCTCGACAGGTCCGGCGTGACCTGGATTCCGACCTTCCCCGCCTTCGCGTCCTCCGCAAGCCCCGTTTCCTCGGCGATGTCCATGAGCGCCTGACTCATTTCGACATTGAGCGCCGCGTCGTGCCGCATCTTGATTGACCTCAGAAGGGCCGCCTGGATTTTTGTCAGTTTTTGGATTTGTTCCATGATTGCTCCTTATGCCGACCTGATACAGAGAACAGACGGGTCGGCGTTAGTTCGGTAAATATCTCCTACCGCAAGCCCTCCGGCCTGTGCGGCAGCATTATTAGCATAAGCAGTCGGTAATGGAATTCCGATGACTCCGTTTGGATTTACCGTTAGTCTGGCAACGATAGCGTTCCAAAGCGATCCGGCCCCTCCTGCCGGAGCGGTTGAAAGGATAACCTTCCCTCCGACAGCGGATCCTGTCCCCGGCCCTCCCGAAAGGACAAGATCGGCTCCGGCAACATTTGCGCCGGAGGCCCCATTTGCAGAGATCAAAACAGAGATCGGAGTTGCGGCATAAACACCTTTCCCAATCCACATTTCAGAGATCGGACCGCTTCCCGATCCTATTACAAATTGCCCGCTTTTATATGCCGTACGATCTGTTGTTAAAGGCATATACCCTACCATAATCGAATAAGCAGGATCGGCACTTAGAGTTACTAAAGCGGCATCGGCAGTTATATCGATATAACCCGTAGTAATATTGTCGGCGATAGTATCCACAAGATAAAAGAGCATTTGTACAGGAATCGCCCCCCAAGAAGAAGTATTAACTTTTGTTCTATAAATTCTTCTACCGGTACAAGTCAAAGGACCGGTATAAACCGGAATACTGGAAATCGTCACTTCTCGATTAGCCGCATTTGTAGTTATTACGTCACTAAGACTGGTACTTAAAACGCTTGTTATGCCGTTAAGAATAAAGGCGACCTTATAATAATAATCTCCTATTTCGAGATTTGCGGAAGCATTAGAAAGAGCAAGCACTCCTATTGTATCAGGAGAAAAATAATCCGCATACCAACCGATCCCGATGCTTCCATAAGTTGTCAAAGAAGCATATAAAGCATCGTTCCCGAAAGCACAATTTTTCCCTATTCCAGATTGCAGTTCATATAAAGAATGGCTGCCTACTGCCGTATTTGCAGGACTTGTTTGATTGTAAAACATGGCTTCAAAACCAAATCCTGAATTACTATTAGGGGTAGTAGCAAAATGTAAAGTATTATTTCCAAATCCACAATTGAAACTTCCAAGTTCATAAGTTAAAACACCACATCCAAAAGCTGCATTTAATGATCCGATTAAACATTGTCGTAAAGCAGAAACTCCGAAAGCGTCATTTTGTCCGGTCTGATTCAAGAACAAAGCGTATGATCCAAAAGCACTACAACTGTTAACATTGCTGGTTTCTAAAGCTTCATGTCCCACCGCCGTGCAATAATTTCCTGCAACATTGGATCCCATCGCATAATATCCAACGGCAACATTCCTGCTTCCAGCGACATTTGCTCTAAGGGCTCCGTATCCAATAGCAATTAAAAAATTTCCTGCGATAACAGATTGTGCAGCTTCGTTTCCTATCGCTATTAACATTCCCGCAGTATTAGCTTGACCGGCGAGATAGCCTATTCTTAAATCATCTATGTTAGGGGTCAGGAATCGACCAGCCGTGACGGCTGCAAACGTCGGGCTACTCGTCGTCTTGACCGCCTGGTCCTGGCCGTTCAGGAAGTCCCGAGCCGACTTGTCGGAGATGAGTTCATCCCCGGCGACCGCTCCGATATAGACATCTTCGGTATCGGTCTCGAATCCGAGTTCGCCCGCCGCAAGGCCCCCGAGGGCCACACGTTGAGCGTTCGTCCCGCGTCTAATTTGTAAAGACATTAGAATCCTCCTAAATCAAGATTATTCGGAGAAGGAGCAATAAATGTCCCGAAATCAATTCCTATGGGCGACGGTGTTGGAAAAGAACCGAGGTCCCACGGATTAATTTTTCTTGAAATCCGCATTTGAAATTTAAGATTTAATTGCATCTTCCTGACCTCTCCCTAATTCTTCTCTCCTCCGTAAGACCAAGACTTCTTCCGCTCGAGCCGATGCGCTTCCATCAGCCCTTCGGAGATCATGTCCACGGCCAATTCCGCCTTCTTCGCTTTCGCATCCCTTTTCAACTTCTGGTAGTAGGCCAGTTCGTTGACGGGGTTGTCGAAGATCCCGAGCTCCAGACCCTTCGCCTTCATTTGCCGAAGTTTCTCAAGCCACTGCTCACCGAAGCCAGGAATCCAGAGCAGGGGCATCGGCCCTCGGACGCGGAGGACCTTGATGTCCTTGCCGGGGATTATGAGAGATTTTCCGCCGTCAGCCTTGAGGGTCATGTCGATGTCCTTGATAATGAACCATCCGTCCCCGTCCTCGGTCGGGGAAACGCGGTACGTCTGATCGATGACCTTCAGCGATCTCAAAAACCCCTTCGGCACGTTCGGCTTGAACATCAGAGGGCCTTGATTTTCTTGGCGACCTGGGCAGTATCCGCCGTAAAAGCGTTGGCCTTGTCCAGGCGATCGACCTGGTCCTTGAGAAACATGATCTCGGCGGCCGTGAAGGTGAACGCCTTGTCCTTGGCGTTCTTGTCGTTCCACGTCACGCCTTGACCGCCGGGTCGAACCGTCAGCCCGATCTCCTTGGACTCTTCCTGGCCGACAATCACCTTCTCGGCGATGTCCTTTTCCATGATCTTCGTCACCAGGTTCCCTCTCTCCGGGAAAAACTCCTGGAAGAGAAGCCTGTCCTTGACGGTCAGGATGACCGTGGGCGCCGCGGGGGCCTCGGGGGCCACGTTCTCTTTCTTCATGCTTTCCTTTTTCATAACTGTTCCTCCTAAAAAAATTTAGAATCCTTAACCTCTCGCCGTGTCACACAGGAAATCTCGGCACATCTTGGGTCGTTTTTCGTAGTTCTTGCATCTCAAGGTTTCGCCGTCGAGCCATTCGCATTTGTCGTGGATGACGACGACGGCCATGCCGTTTGCCTTGTCATTATAAAATTCGATGTTGTGCAGTCTCCAGAATAGCATAGAATCCTCAGCTTTGGGCACTCTGAATATGACCTGCTTGCAGCATTTCCCACAACCGAGGCAACCCAAGACGTTACTCCGCATCCTTTTCTTCTGAGAAGAGGGGGAGGAGCCTCTTGGCCCCTCCCCAACTTTGGACTGCCGTTTGATCTTCATCACCGCTCTTTAGCTGGGAACGGTATCATACAATGCGATATACAAGGTCTGTCCAGTTGCCACGTCATAGACCTTAATATATCCGTCGATATTGCCCTTGACCGCCTTGTCGACGAGGGCCGTGAACCCTTCCAGCCCGGTTGCCGTCTGGAACGAGAAGGCGTGGGTCCACCCGGACTTCGCCGGGGCCTCGAAGTGGATGGCGGTCTTTCTCGCCCCGCTGGCGATGGTCTGAACCCCGCGGATCTTGAGCATGGCGGTCGCCGTGCAGGTCGTCGCCTGGAGTGTCCCCTGCGTGTTGTCCTCAACGACGAGGACGTTTGCGTTTCCGGAGACGACATTGTTGACCCGCATGGTGACAAGACAACCGACGATCTGAGCGCAGGAGGGGCTGCCCGAACCTCGCTCGTCGACGGAGATCTCCGCGCCGAGCATGTTGGCGATCGAACCGCCAGAGTATTGGCGACAATAGACCCGAAGGGCCTGGATGCCGCCGTAGGAAGAGGTGTTGGCAGCGTAGTTACCCACGCTGATGCGGGCGGCCACGTCGTAGGCTCCGCCCCAGTCGCCGTCTAGGTTGGAGGCGTCGGCGGAGGTGAAGGCCTGCCCGGCAAGGCGATAGAATTCCGCCTTGAGGACGCCCTGAGTGAGTTCGCATCCATCGGCCCCGCCGGCAACCTGGAGGTTGGCCGGGGTTCCGTAGAGCCAGAGGATGCTGTCTGTGTTCTTTCCCTTCATGGCGACCTTCAGCGCAACGCGCTGGCTGGAGACCATGAAGCCATCTACGTAATTACCCTTGAGAATAGGCATTTGTCGCGCTCTCCTAATGCGCTAGAGAAAAAAGGGGCCGGCTGGCTCTAGGATGACCATACCGGCCCCGGTTGTCCATTCTATTCGCCCTTGGACTAGGCGACGGCCGCCGTTCCGTAGAGGTTGATCGTCCACCACTCGCCCTTGATGAAGATGCCTTCCCAGGCGTCTCCGACCGCGTTGAACGTGATGGTCGTGCCGTTGGCGAGGGCGCTCGGCGTGACCACGGTGTCCGCGGCATAGGCGGTGTTGACGATGACGAGCCTCTGGCCTTCCCGACCGTTGGCCAGCCCGCGGGTTTCCGCGGCCCCGGCCTGGGTCACGTCGATGACGGAATATCCGTCCGTGGGAATGGTTTCGGCGTCCGTTTCGCTGAGGTATTTTTCACCCCTCAACGTACCGATAAGAGCCTCGGGGATGATCTGTCCTGCTGAGTGAATCACGATTCCCCTCCTTACGTGCTCGAGTGCTTGACGTAGCGAAGAACGCCGATGTTCCGGATCTTCTTGCCCGTCATGTTGTAGTACCACCGCAGGTTCGCGGCGTACTCGTCCTTGCCCTGGACCCTCGAAAGGATGTTCCCGGAGTCGCCGGGAAGCCAGTCGAGGCCGCCCTTGTCGGGGGATGTGATCTGGACGGCGTCCTTGCCCCAGAAATAGACCCTGCCGTCGGGGCAGTCCTCGTCGTAGACGATGGGAATGGACTTGGCCTTGCCGCCGTAGAACTTCATCCCGGTCAGGCCGCCCCAGTAGCCGGGGTCGTTCGGCATGGTCTTGTCGGCCTTGAGGATTTCAAAGAGGGCCCTCCAGATCGAGTCGTTCGTCATGATGACGTCGACGGCGCCGTAGCGCTCGACTTTCTGGATGACCTTGAGGATCTGCTTGTCGGTGATGACCGCCGGGGTCCCGATGGCCGTCCCCATGTTGAACATCTGGGCCTGGGCCCAAGTGTTCGTGATCCGGTTGACGCCCTGGAACGCGGTCGAGAGAACTCCCCCGATATAGGGATTGAGGCTCTCGCAGATTCCGTAGAGTCCCATGGGAACTCCTGTCCCGGCCGCTTCCGTCCCGCCGGTGGGGTAGGTGTCGTGGTCGTAGAGGAAGGAGTTGGCCGTGGCCGTGATGGCCGATGCCATGGTGAGCGTGTCCGTCCCGGCCCCGCCGAGCGCGATACTCGAGATCTTGACGTCGGACGCCTCGAGGACGCCTGCGGGGGTGTAAATATCGACGTACATGCCTTCGAAGAGGTACTGGCTGGGGTTGGTATATTCGTTGCTGTCGATGCCGAACCGGCCCCAGTTGGTTGTGTCGCCGTCAACGGTGGCGGTGACGGATGCCGCTGGCCCCGCGGCCAGGATGGCCAGACGCCCTGACCCGTCTCCCCAGAACTGCTTATTGAGCTTCGAGGGAACGTAGAGCATCATGGCGTCGATTTCCGCTTTGACGAGTTCCTTGACCGCCCCGGCGCCCTTGCCGCAGGCTATGGCGAGCCCATCGAACTGAAGAGTGCCGTAGCCGCCCCTCTTCATGTAGTAGATGAACTCGTTGTAGGTCCCCTGGTCCGCCGTGGGGAACGTCGATGTCGAGGACGGACGGAACGACTTGGGGGTGGCCGTGAGGACCTTCGTGACGCCCCATTTGCCCTTGACGTCCTCGGTATTGGTCTTGAACCTGTCGTAGACGGAGGTGTTTTCGTAGAGTGCGACTTCCAGGCCCGGCTTGATGTACTCCAAGAAGAGCTTGTTGAGGCCGGACGTGGAGAGTTGTGCAACTGACATGAGATTACCCTCCGGTTAATGCCTTGATGGTTTCGGGGTCGTTGAACCCCGCGTCCAGAAAATCATCGAGCGACTTGCGCTGACCCGCGTCGGCCTTCGGTTTCCGCGTCAGGTCGGCCGGCCTTGTGGCGGCTTTGATCGACGGGGGAACCTTGGCCTTTTCAGCGTCGTTCTCTTCGATGGCCTTTGCCCCGACCGTGACTTTCAAGGTCTGGGCCAGCTTCGGGAATTTCTTCATGAACTCGGCCGGGTCCATGTCATCGGTGATCTCGGCGGGCTTGCCGGTTCTCTGCTTGTCGTGGAGGTCACGAACGGCCTCCCTGGCCCAACCCGTAATCATCTTGATGTCCGGTTTCTCGATTCCCGAGAGCTGTTTTTTCGCCACGACGAGAGCCCAAAGCTGTTTCTTGGTGAGGTCTTCGCCTTGGTCGTCTTTGATATCGTCGTAAGGGAAATTCTCTCTTTCTTCGGCGATCGCTTTTTCAGCGGTCTCCGTTGCCCGTTCGAGGCGGAGCTGTTGGAGCTCCTTTCTCATTTCGGCGATGGCTTTGACGGTCTTCTTTTCGTGGGGGTAGGCGTTGGCAGGGTCAATCTGGAATTCCGCGTAGATCGCCTTGTCCTCTTCGTCTACCTTGCCCTCGACGTCGACCGTTTCTTCCGCTGCGGCAACATTGGCCTTTATGGCAGCGCCGACTTTTTCTGGCACATAGCCCTTTGCGATGAGCTTGTTCAGGAGGTCTTCCATTCGGGAGGCGGCGCTTGCCAGGCGATCCTCCTCCTTCTTGACCTCCGCTTCTGCGCCGCGCCGGTCATCGGCGAGCGCCTGCGTCTTCTTGGTATAATCCGCGCCTTTCTGGGCCAGAGCTATGAACTCTTCCTCTGTCGCCACCGGGATTTCTTTCCCGCCGACCCTGAGAACCTTGTAGGGCTTCGAGGTCGAATCTCCCGTTGTTTCGGTTTTTTCAGCGGCTTTGGCTTCCTCTTTGGGCTTGGCCTTGGCCGCTTTCTCTTGCGCTGTGGCGAGTTCGACTTCTTCCCAGCCTTTGTCGTATTGCTCGTCCAGCGATAGGGCCTTTTCCTGAGACTGTTCACCGGCCTTGGGGTCGGCGACTTGGTCTTCTGCGTTCATAATTGTTCCTCCTGAATTAAAATGCCAAAGAATCCTCAGTTGCCTGAGTTTCGTCTGTCGCTTGTCCGCCTCCGGCCCCAGCCTGACCGCCTCCGGCCCCAGCCGCCGCCTGCGTCGTTGCCGATTCCGCCGCGGCCCGCTGCATCATCTGCTTCAACATGCCCATGTGCTCTAGGATATGCGCGTTCATGGCGGCAGACGTTTCATCGTCCCACCGCTGCGCCTCTTCTGTCTTGGCCAGCTTCGTGTGCATGTCCAGATGAACGGCGTGGTTGTCCCAAATCAGCATCAGGACGCCGCCGTCCTTGAATTCTTTATCGTAGGTTCCTTCAAGGAAACATTGGTTCTCGCGGGACGCCCGTTGCTCGTCGGCGATGTCGCCACGAATCTTCTCGGAGATGTCCCCTTCCCAGAGGAGCTTGAAAATCGTGTTCCACTCGATCGGCGCGCCGGCCTGCTTGAGGTCGAGCATCATGCGTTGCTGGATTGTTTTGGACTGATGGATAGAGACGCCGACAACGAGTTTGACGTCGTAATTCCCTTCCATCTTGGCCCCGGAGAAATAGGCGATCGTCGACCGTTCGTTGACGCCGATGATCTTGACCATCCGCGGGTTTTTGTAGTAGTGGCCCATCATCTCGAGCCGGAATTGGACCTCTTTCTTGAGCGTCCTGTTGTGCCGGCGGATCATCGGGTCGATCTTCTGGTTCTCCTGCTCGATCATCATCGCGTAGAGCGATGCCGGGGCCCTAGAGGCCCGTTCCGGCAACTGGGAATAGGAGACCTCGTGGACGTTGGAAACCCTGTCCACAGAGGCGATGAGAAAGTCCCGGTGGTTGGCCACTTCCGGTGAA